CCCAGACGCATTTTTTCACAGAAATTTTTCCTGGGATCGGGAGTTTGGCATGGGAATTTGCGGACAGGCCCCGACGCCGGCCAAGATCCTGAAGGCCCGCGGCTCCTGGCGTGCGAAGGGGCGCGAGCAGACGGAAGTACACTACGAGGCGGGCGCCCCGAGCTGTCCGGCGTGGCTGACCAAGGAGGCCAAGGCCGAGTGGCGCCGACAGGTCCGGCAGTTGACCCTGGCCGGCGTCATCGAGCAGGCCGACCGCGCCGTCCTGGCGGCATACTGCGAGGCGTGGTCGGAGTTCGTCACCGCCAGCCGGACGCTGGAGCGGGACGGCTACACCACTGTGACCGCCAAGGGCCGGCCCATGCCCAGCCCCTGGACCACGGTCAAGAATCATGCCGCCACCCGGCTGGTCAAGCTGGCGGCGCACTTCGGGTTCAGCCCCGCCGCGAGGACCAGGGTCAAGGCCGGGGCGAAGGCGTCTGACGGGGAGGGCGCCGGTGGGAAGGCCCGCTTCTTCTCAGCCTAGTACCCGGTGGAAGGCGCTTCTGGGCCTGCTGCCCGGCTACGACCCGTTCCGCCTGGCCGGCGACTCCTGGTTCGACCGCCGGGAGGCGAAGCGGGCGCTGGACTTCATTAGCGAGTGCGTCCGCCACGTCGAGGGCGCCCTGGCCGGCGAACTGCTGGCGCTGGAGCCCTGGCAGCGGTCGGCGGTGGCGAACCTCTTCGGGTGGCTGCGCAAGGACGAGCGGGGGCGGGTGGCGAGGCGCTACCGCGAGTGCCTGGTCTACGTCCCGCGCAAGAACGGCAAGACGCCGCTGGGCGCCGCCGTCGCCCTTTACGTCTTCTTCTGCGACCGCGAGGCCGGCCAGCAGAACTACGTCGCCGCCGCCGACCGCGAGCAGGCGAGCATGCTGTTCCGCCAGGCCCGCGGCATGGTCGAGCAGGAGCCCGAGCTGGACTCCCGCTGCAAGGTCTACGGCGGCTACGCCGCGGGCGGGCAGTCGCGGTCGATCGTCCGCGAGGAGGACGGGTCCTTTCTTCGCGTGGTCAGTGCCGACGCCGACACCAAGCACGGCGGCAACTCCCACCTGGTGCTGGTGGACGAGCTGCACGCCCAGCCCAACCGCGACCTCGTGGACGTGTTGCAGACCAGTATGGCCAGCGCCAACCGACGCCAGCCGCTGCTGATCCACTTGACCACCGCCGACTTCCGGCGCGAGAGCATCTGCAACGAGAAGTACGAGTACGCCTGCAAGGTCCGGGACGGCGTGATAGCGGACCCGACTTTCTTGCCAGTCATCTACGAGGCCACCGACGCCGACGACTGGACCGACCCGGCCGTCTGGCGGAAGGCCAACCCGAACCTCGGCGTGTCGGTGTCGCTCGAATACCTTCAGCGCGAGTGCGCCCGCGCGAAGGAAGTGCCGGCCTACGAGAACACGTTTCGACGGTTGCACCTGAACCAGCGTACCGAGACCGACACCCGCGCCATCCCCATGGACCGCTGGGACGCCTGCGGCTCTGCGCCCGTGGACGCCGACTCACTGGCCGGCTGCGAGTGCTACGCGGGCCTCGACCTGAGCACGACCACCGACCTGACGGCCTGCGTGCTGCTGTTCCCGCGCGAGGACGGCGGCTACACCGTGCTGCCGCACTTCTGGGCGCCCGAGCAGAAGGCCCGCGAGCGCTCCAAACGCGACCGCGTGCCCTACGAGTTGTGGGCCAGGCAGGGGCACGTCACCCTCACCCCCGGCGACGTGGTGGACTACGACCGCGTGCGGGCCGACATAAACGCGCTGGGCCAGCGTTACCGCATTCGGGAGGTCGCCGCCGACCGCTGGAACGCCACCCAGATCCTTACCCAGCTCCAGGGCGACGGCTTCGACGTGGTCGCGTTCGGCCAGGGCTACCAGTCGATGACCGCGCCGACCAAGCGCCTGCTCGACCTGGTGACCGCCGGACAGCTGAATCATGGCGGCAACCCGGTGCTCCGCTGGATGGCGAGCGTATTCGCGACCGAGCAGGATGCCGCCGGCAACCTGAAACCCTCCAAGAAGAAGTCGACCGACCGGATCGACGGCGTCGTGGCGACCGTGATGGCCCTCGGGCGGGCGATGCTCGCGCCGGTGGTGGGGGAGATGAGCGTGGAGGTGTGGTGATGTACGGCGTCAGCGTCACGACCGGGTACGGGCCGTCGGCCTACCGGATCGAGGATCGCGTCACGCAGCCCGCCGACCAGGTCGGCGACGGGCACTCCGCCGCCCTGGCCTACGCCTACGAGTACCTCGGCTGGGGCGACGCCTACCGCGAGGACCGCATCACCGCCGAGACGGCGCTCACCTACAGCGCGTTCTGGGGCTGCGTGCGCGTCATCCTCCAGGCGATCTCCCCCCTCGGCTGGGGCGTCTTCGAGAAGCGCCCCGACGACCCCCGGACCAAGCTCCCCGTCGAGGACGACGTCGCGTGGCTGCTCGGCATGCAGGCCAGCCCCGAGATGTCGGCGCTCGACTGGCGGCAGGTGATGCTCTTGCACGCGCTGATCCGCGGCAACGCCTACGCCGAGATCGAACGCGACGGCTTCGGCCGGCCCCGCTGGCTGTGGTGGCTGGCAACCGAGCGGGTGACGCCGACCCGCCTGGACTCCGGCCGGTTCGCCTACGAGGTGGACAACGGCGTCTCCAGCCCCAAGGTCGTGATCCCGCCGGAGAACATGTTCCATTTGAAAGGCATGGGGCCGGACGGGCTGGTCGGCTACTCGGTCGTCGAGATGGCGAGACACACCATCAAGCTCGGCAAGCAGGAGGAGCGCTTCGGAAGCTCGTACTTCGGCAAGGGGCCGATGCCCGGCGGCATCCTGAAGATCCCCGGCAGCGTCTCCCCGGAGGCCAAGTCGCAGGCCCGGCGGTCGTTCGAGGAGACCTACGGCGGCACGGCCAACGCCGGGAAGGTGGTGGTGCTCACCGGCGGCATGGAGTTCACCCCGCTGTCGCTCCCCAACGACGACGCCGAGTTCCTCGACTCACGCCTATTTCAGATAGAAGAAGTCTGTAGATGGTTCGGTGTACCTCCCCACAAGGTAGCGGACCTGGCCCACGCGACGTACTGCCTGCCAGCGGGGTCGCTGGTGTTCACCCCTGGCGGTCCCGTGCCAATCGAGTCGGTGGCGGCGGGCGACCTGGTGTGGAGCATGGATGGGTCGAAGCGCATGGTAACCTCCCGGGTGGAGGCGTCCGGCCGTTCCGGGCGGGACGAGGTGCTGACCGTCCGGACCCGCAACCGCGTACTGAGGTGCAACGCCCGGCACCGCGTCCTGGTGCGCCGGCAGACGCTCTCGCCGTCGGCGGGCGGGCGCGGGAGTCACGTCGTCGTCGGCGGGGTGAAGTGCCGCCGGGCGTGGTCGGAGGCGTGGGTGGCCGCGGGCGAGCTGCGGGAGGGCGACGCGCTCGTCAGCCTGGCCGGCCTGCCCGACCCGGGGGGCTCGGAAGCGCCGACGCGCGAGGCGACCGTCGGGTTCATGGAGGTGCTGGGCATGCTGACCGGTGACGGGTTCTTTGCCCGCAACGCCCGATCGGGGCGCGGCACGACGTTCGGCATCTCCCACGGCGAGGACGACGCCTACCTGCCGCACTACGTCCAAACGGTCGAGCGGGAGTTCCGCCAGTACGACGGACCTTACGGCAGAAAGAACGGCGGGACGTGCGAGCTTACGGCCGTCCGCCGCGACAAGAACACCACCGTGTTCTACTCCGGCCTGGCCTACGACGAGTTGGAGGCATGTGGCGTCGTCGGCACGTCGAAGACGAAGCGGGTGCCGGGGTGGGTGTTCGGCCTGCGGGAGGAACTCCGCCTGGCGTTCCTCCGCGGCTTCCTCGATGCCGACGGCACCGTGACGAAGAACGGCCAGGTGCGGTTCGTGTCCGTCAACCGCATGCTGATCGAGCAGGTGCGGCACCTCTGCATCAGTTGTGGCGTCCGGGTGGCCAACCTGTATTCGGACAGGATCAAGAGCAAGTTCGAGGGCTACCCGGAGTACGAGCACGTCCTCTACTCGTTCATCTGCACGGACGCGAAGGAGAACCGGCGCATCGGCTCGCACACCCCGTGGTACGTCGATCGGATCGAGCAGCGCCTTGCCTCCCGGAGGGTGCGCGACCGGGACACGATCCGACCTTACGAGATTCGCGAGCGGCAGGCGGCGGACGGGTTGCTCGCCTCGCAGATTGTGTCCATCGTTCGCTCGGAAACGCCGGAAGACGTGTTTGACCTAACCGTAAGCGGCACACACACTTTCGTCGCCGACGGACTGGTGGTTCATAACAGCAACATCGAGGAGCAAGAAATTGCCTTCGTCCGTGACTGCCTGCTGCCGTGGTGCCGGCGGCTGGAGATGGAGGCGGACATCAAGCTGTTCGGCCGCACCAACCGCGGCCGGCGGTTTACGCGGCTGAACCTCGACGCGCTCCTGCGCGGCAACTCCCAGACCCAGACCACCACGGTGATGCAGAAGGTGACCGGCGGCGTGCTGACCATCAACGAGGGTCGGGAGTACTTCGACCTGAACCCGATCGACGGCGGCGACACGCCGCTGGTGCAGGGCGCGATGGTGCCGCTGGAGCGCGTGCTGGAGGAGCCCGAGCCGCCCCCGCCGCCGGCCCCGCCCGCGCCGCCGCCGGACGAGGAGGAGGAAGACGACCCGAACGCCGACAGCGCGGACGCCGACAACGCCAAGGGCGAGGGGAAGGCCGCCGAGAACACGGCGGAGGTGCGGCGGGTGTTCGGGGCGCTGCTGGAGGACGCATTCATGCGACTGCTGCGCGTGGACGCCGACAAGGCGAAGCGTGCCGCCAACAAGGGCAAGCTGGCCGAGCACCTGGAGGAGTATTACGACGACGAGGCGGCTGGCCGAGTCGCCGTCGTTCTGGGGCCGTTGTTCGAGGGGTTGTATTTAGTGACGGGTGGCACGCCGGTGCTGCCGGTCAACGCGACGGCGGCCATCGCTGCCGTTATGCACGTCGAGTGGTGCAGGGAGTGGTTCGCCGCCCGCCTGGACGGCTGGGAGTCGCGCCCGGCCGAGGCCGCGCGCGAGGTACTGGAGGGGCTGTCATGACCGCCAAGCAAGCGATCGTCCGCATGAAGACTGACGACGTCGCCGAGGTGCTGGTGTACGACCAGATCGGCCGCGACCCGTGGTTCGGCGAGGGGATCAGTGCCAAGGAATTCCGCGCCCAGGTGAAGGCCATCAAGGCGAAGACGCTCAATCTCCGCATCAACTCCCCCGGCGGCAGCGTCATCGAGGGCGCAGCCATGCTCAGCGCGCTCGACGAATTCAAAGGAGACATTGAGGCCGACGTGGACGGCCTCTCTGCCAGCGCCGCCAGTGTGCTGATGATGGGCGCCGACGTGATCCGGGTCGCGTCGAACGCGCTGGTCATGATCCACGACCCCAAAGCCGGCGTGCTGGGCGGCGCCGAGGACATGCGCCGGCTGGCGGACCTGCTCGACAAGGTCAAGGGGCAGGCCCTCGACGCCTACGAGCGGCACTCGAAGGCCGGCCGCCAGCAGCTCGCCGACTGGATGGCGGCGGAGACCTGGTTCACCGGCGAGGAGGCCGTCGAGGCAGGGCTGGCCCACGAGGCGACCGCGCCCGTGGCGCTGGCAGCCCTGGCCGGCCACGGGGCGTTGATGGCCAGGCTGGGGTACAAGCCGCCGGTCACGCCGGCCGACCTGCTGGCCGCGGAGGAGACCCGTAAGCGGAAAGAGATCGCGACGCTGTTGTGACGCGGACTTGACGTGGTCGGACCACTTTGGTAGCCTGTTCACCATCGGGACAGCGCCCGTCGGGCCACGTCCCACCAAACCAACAGCAGAGACGACCCTCGTTGACGGTCGGATCGCGAGATCCAACCCGACGAGGGTCGTGATGTTCCCGCTACAAGCGCTCCAGCAGGAGCGAGCCCATAAGGCCCTGAGCGCCAAGGACGTCGTCGAACGCGCCGAGAAAGAGAACCGGCCGATGACGGCCGACGAGGTGGCGCTCTTCGACAAGCTCAAAGAGCAAATCGACGCCCTTGACACGCAGATCAAGGGCATCCAGACGCACGCCGACCGCCGGACCAAACTGGAGGCCACACTCGACGAGCTGGCGAAGCCCGCCGGCACCGAGTCGAAGCCCCAGCCGGTCGCGGCGCAGAACACCGGCACCCGGCCGGCAATTATCCCCCACGGCCACACCCGGCCGATGCGGGCGTTTCCCCGCACCGCCGAGGGCATGGAGTCGGCCTACCGCTCCGGGATGTGGCTCCGGGCCGCCATCCTCGGCGACCAGCGGGCGGCGCACTGGTGTCTCAACCACGGCGTCGGCACCGACATTCGCAACGCGCTGGGCGAGAACGTCAACAGCGCGGGCGGCTATCTGGTACCTGAAGAATTCTCTAGCCGGATCATCGACTTACGCGAGTCGTATTCGGTCTTCAGGCAGAACTGTTTCGTCCAGCAGATGGGGCGCGACACCATGGTGGTGCCCCGCCGGCTGTCGGGCGTGTCGATCACCGCGGTCGGCGAGAACCCCGCCAGCGCCATCACGCAGTCGCAGCCGGCGTGGAATCAGGTGCGACTGACCGCCAAGAAGGCCGGCGGGTTGTGCCTGATGTCGAGCGAGGTCAGCGAGGACGCCGTCATCGACCTGGCCGACATGCTCGCCGACGAGTTCGCCTACGCCTTCGGCCTGTTCGAGGACCAGTGCGGGTTCATCGGCACGGGCACCTCGGCCTACCTCGGCATTCGCGGGATCACGGACATTCTGAAGGCGGGCCAGTCGCTGGCGGGCGCGGTGGACGCCGCCAGCGCCCACGACACGTTCGCCGAGATCGACGCCACCGACCTGCAAACCGCGATGGCCAAGCTCCCCGAGTACGCCCGCATGGGGGCCAAGTGGTACTGCTCGGCGGTCTGCCTGGACATGGTCTTCGGCCGCCTGATGGCCGGGGCCGGCGGCAACACCATTCAGGACATGCAGGGCGGCTACGGCCGGTCCTACATGGGCTACCCGATCGTCGTGAGTCAGGTGCTGCCGACCGCGACCACCGACCTGTCGGACGTGGCGATGCTGCTCTTCGGCGACCTGAAGAAATCGAGCACGCTGGGCGACCGCCGCGACATGCGGGTGTTCCCGTCGGAGCACCGCTACATGGACACGGATCAGATCGGCGTCCGTGCGACGTGCCGGTTCGACATCGTGAATCACGACTACGGCGACGCGACGAACGCCGGACCCATTGTGGCCCTCGTGGGCGAGTGATGACCCTCCCCGTCCGCTTCAAACTGGCCTGGCAGTTCTACCGGGTGGGCGACGTGATCACGCCGCCCGCCTCACTCCGCGGCTGGCTCCTGGCGTGGGGCTACTGCGAGCCGGTCCAGGCCGAACCCGAACCCGCGCCGGAGGCCGCCGAGGCAAGCCATGATTCATCTCCAAGACACGAAGTTCGTCCACGCGCTGGCTCCGGTGTCGCTCAACGGCGCCGGCACCACGATCGCGATTGACACGCTGGGCTACGACTACTGCACGTTCGTCGTCAGCTTCGGCCTGCTGGGCGCGGCGGACAATACCGTCCTGAAGGTGCAGGAGGCCGACGCGCTGACCGACGCCAACACGCTGACCAGCGGGGCGGACGTGACGGGGCTCGTCGTCGGAACCAGCCTGAACATCGCCGGCAGCACCTCGACCCACGCGGGCGACACGAGCGACGGCACGCTGCACCTGTTCGAGGTGGACTTGCGCGGCCGCAAGCGCTACCTCGACCTCGCCATCACCACCGGGGCCGCCGGGCTGGTGGCGGTGATCGCCATCCTGTCCCGCGCCGAGCAGGCGCCGCAGACCGCCGCCCAGCGCGGGTGCGCCCAGATCCTGCGGGCCTGAGAGGGGGTGGTGATGATCGAGGCGTGCGACTACGGGTTGACCGTGGCCACGGCGCCGGCCGGCGAGCCGGTGTCGCTGGCGAAGGCCAAGGCGTGGCTGCGCATGGACCCCGACCTCACCGCCGACGACGCGCTGATCGCCGACCTGCTGGCGGCGCTCCGGGAGACCCTGGAGCGCGAGTTCGACCGGACGTTCGTCACCACCGGCTGGCTGCTGACGATGACGAGCTTCCCGACGTGGGAGGTCCGCCTCCCGCGCGGGCCGGTGACCGCGGTCGAGTCCGTCGAGTACCTCGACGCCGCGGGCGACTTGCAGACGCTCGACCCGGGCGCCTACGAGCTGGACGCGGCGGCGGACCCGGCCGTCCTCCAGCCGGTTTACAACGGCACCTGGCCGGCCTGCCGCCAGACCCGGCAGGCCGTCCGGATCACCTACACCGCCGGGCACGCGGCCGCGGCGGTGCCGAAGCGTATGCGGCTGGCGCTGCTGGTGGCGCTGGCGTGGAACTACGAGCGGCGGGGCGACGGCGAGGGGCCGTCGATCGACCTGCCGCCCGCGACGCGGTCGCTGATGCGATCCGTTTGGAACGGGGCGAGCCTGTGAGGCGAGGGGGTGGGACGTGGCGGACCTGACAATCACTCCGGGGAGCGTGGTCTACGGCTCCGGCGCGACGATCCGGAAGGAGTATCTGGCCGGCGAGACGATCACCGCCGGCATGGCCGTGTACCTGAAGTCCTCCGACTCGCGCCTGTGGAAGGCGCAGGCCGACGGCACCGCGGCGGAGGCCGCCTTCGTCGGCGTGGCGCTCAACGGCGCCAGCGCCGGCCAGCCGGTGCAGGTGCAGTCGGGCGGTGAGATCACCATCGGGGCGACGGTGGCGATCGGCACGGTGTACGTCGTCGCCACCACCGCGGGCGGCATCGCGCCCGTCGCGGACCTGATCAGCACCAACTACGTCACCGTGGTGGGGGTGGGCACCACGGCGGCGATCCTGACCATCCTGCCGATCGTCAGCGGCATTCAGAAGGCGTGAGCGGGGGGAAGTGATGACGGGCGTCGGCGCCATGCGGGACCGGGTGAAGGTGCAGTCGCGGACCACGCTAACGAGCGAGCTGGGCGAGGCCGTCGCCGACTGGGCCACCGACGCGGTGCGCTGGGCCAAGGTCGAGCCGATCTCCGGCGGCGAATTGTGGCGGGCCAGGCAGGTGCAGGCCGAGTCCACCCACACCGTCACCCTGCGGTTCTACCCGGGGCTCACCACCCGGCACCGGATCGTGCTGGGCTCGCGCGTGCTGGAGATCCTGAACGTGATCGACCGGGACGGGGAGGGGCGGTTCTCCGAGTGCCTGTGCGTGGAGAGGGTCTAATGGCCTACGAGGTGAAGGGGCAAGTTGAAGGACTCGACGTGGTCATGCGGGCGTTCCACGCGCTCAAGACCTCGACCCAGAAGAAGCACCTGAGGAAGGCGCTGGGCGAGGCGTCGCGCCTGACGCTGTGGGCCGCCCGCGCCCAGACGCCCAAGCGCAGCGGGCTCTTGTACAAGTCGCTCGGCAGGAAGACCAAGGTCTACAAGTCGGGCGTGGTGGTGGCGATCGTCGGGGCCAGGCGGGGCTTCCGAAAGAAGGTGGGCGAGCGGAAGGACGGCCGGCCGATCATGGCCGACCCGACCAAGTACCTGCACCTGGTCGAGCTGGGCACCCACACCGCCCGCGCGAAACACGTCCTCCGCGACGCCATCCGGAGGCAGGGGCCGGCGATCCGGGAGCTGATCGCCTCGGCCATGAACGACGCGCTCGCCGAGGCCGCGAAGGGGGGCAAGTAGTGGCGACCATCGAGGGGGCGATGCGCGAGCTGTTGCTGGCCGACCCGCAGGTGGTCGCGCTGGTGGGCGACCGCGTCTACCCGCAGGACGCCCCCCAGGACGCCGCGCCGCCGATGGTGGTCTACCAGACCGCCGACCTCGACCAGTCCGTCTGCGTCAGCGGCGTGGAGAACGAGTTCAGCCAGTCGTTCCGCTTCGACTGCTACGGCGGCGCGGGCGAGCCCTACGCCTCCGCCAAGGCGGTCGCCGACGCCGTCCGCACGCGGGCGCTGGCGCTGGAGATCGCCGCGGCCCAGGGCGGCCGGATCGTGGTGGAGGGCGTGGCGCCCGAGGGCGGCGAGGACGGCCTGGAGCCGCCGGCGTTCGGCGAGGGCGACGGGATCGACTACGTCGGCGTGCAGGCCCGCGTCTTCTGGCGGACCAACTGAGGGGGGCGACCCATGATCGGCAAAGGTTCACGGCTGTACTACTCGACGAACGGCACCACCTACACCGAGCTGACCAACCTGGTCGAGATGGGCTCCCCGGACTCCGGCTCGCCCGAACAGATCGACGAGACGCCGCTCAACCCGACCAACTCAAGGCGCGAGTACGTCCCGGGGCTGATCGACACCACGGTGTTCCCGTTCAAGCAGTACTGGAACAAGACGCGGTACGCGCTGCTGCTGCCGTACATCTCGAACGGCATCACCCTCTACTGGCGGGTGACCTCGCCGGACAACGCCACGCCGGCCAACGCCAGCCGCTGGGACTTCCAGGGCAACCTGAAAAAGTGGATGGCCCCCGAGTTCAAGGTCACCACGTCGCTGATCATCGACGCCGAGGTGCAGATCACCGGCGACATCACGTTCACGCAGGGGAGTTGACACCCGGGAGGGCTGATGACCGAGACGACGACCAACGGCAGGGTGTTGGGGCGCGGCGAGATCCTGGAGGCCCTGTGGGCCTGGCCGAAGCCGGTGCGCGTCGAAGTACCGACCCTCGACGGCGCGGTGTACGTCCGCATGCTCACCGCCGCCGAGAAGGACCGCTTCGAGGCCGCCAGCGTCCGCTACGTGGACGGCAAGGCCGAGGCGTGCCTGGAGAACGTCCGCGCCCGGCTGGTGGGGTTGTGCGCCTGTAACGAGGGCGGCGGCCGGCTGTTCACCGACGACGACGTAGACAGCCTGGGCGACTTGCCCGCGTCGCTGATCGACCCGATCTTCGAGGCGGCGCAGAAGGTCAACGGCATGGGCCGGTCCCGGGAGGAGGCGGCAAAAAACTGAGGGGCCGGCCGGGGCTGCGGTTCAAGTTCCGGCTGGCCCTGGCCTTGAAGAAAGGGGTGGCGGAGCTGATGGCCGGCATGAGCGCCCTGGAGCTGACCCACTGGGAGGAGTACGAGCGCCTCGACCCGTTCGGCCTGGAGCGCGGCGACTACCAGGCGGCGCAGGTGGCGGCGGCGGCGATGTCGCCCTACCGCAAGGACGGCGCCGACCCGCTCGACCCGGCCGACCTGGTGCCGGACTGGGGCGGGCTGCGGGAGGAGGCGAAGAGGTCCGAAGGCCCGGCGAACGGCTCGTGGGAGGCGTGGCAGGAGGCGCGGGAGCGGGAGGGCGAAGGTGGCCTCTGAAGGCATCGGACCCATGGCGATCAAGATCACGGCCAACGCGGCGGGCGTCGCGAAGGGCGTCGATCAGGCCACGGGCTTCCTGAAGGCCGGCGCCCCCAAGATGGCCGCCGAGGCGGCGAAGGCCGGCCAGGGCGCCGCCGACGCGCTGGCGAGCAAGTTCGCCAGTACGCTCAAGGTCGCCATCGGCGCGGCGATCGCCGCCGCGCCCTTCGCGACGGCGGGCGCCCTCTACAAGGAGGGGGCGGAGCACATCCTGGCCCTCGGCAAGGCCGCCGAGGGGACGGCGACCGACCTGAAGTCAATGCAGATCATCGCCGCCGCGCTGGGCGACACCGAGTTCGCGGCGAAGGCGATGGACAAGTACGCCGAGGCGATGACCAACTTCGCGCTCGCCGGGGCCGGCGCGGACACCCCGCTATCGCGGCTGGGCCTCGACGCCGACAAGCTACTGTCGGCGCCGGTCTACGACGCGCTCGGTCAGATCGCCGACCGCATCAAGGCACTGCCGCACCCCTTGCTCCAGGCCGCCGCCGCGGGGGAATTCTTCGGCGCCAAGATGGCCGACGACATCCTGCCGACGCTCCTGAAGGGCAGCGCGTACCTCGACAAGACGCGGCAGAGCCTGGAGGCGTTCGGCGCCGCGTTCGGGGCGGGCGACCTGGCCAGCGTCCGGGCCGCCGCGGAGGCGTGGAAACAGATCGCTTATTTCCGTCAGGGGCTCAGCAATCAGGTGGCAATCGGGTTGGCGCCCATCCTCGCCGAGATCAGCGCCCGGCTGCCGTCGCTGGCCGAGATGGGCCTCACGGCCAAGAACCTGGCCGGCTGGATCGTGGACGCCGCCGAGGCCGCGGCTCAGTTCGTCGCGACCATCGTGGACCTGACGCACAACTTCGACCTGATGGCCAGGGCCGGCGGCGCGGCGTGGGCCGCCATCGAGGCCGGGTTCAAGCGGATCGTCGAGATGGTCCTGCGGCTGGCCGCGACCATCGCCGACGCCCTGGACATGGACCAGCTGGCGCTGGGGCTGCGGGCGAAGGCGACGGGCTACAAGTGGGCCAGTTGGCTGGGGTTTCACGAGGCCAAATTCGAGTGGAAGCGCCTGA